TTATTTAAAAGTGGAGAAAATGGCTAAGACTGTGGAGGCAATTTTGGACTTTTCACGGAAATTGGATCATTTAAAGGAGCTATACAAAAATGAAACTATTTAATGACTTGAAAAAGCTGTATTGCAGTCCGGACGAACTAGAAGTAGGCGACTTCCTCTATTGCTGGATAACTAACACCCATTATCGTGTTTTGAGTGTTAACGGATCAAGC